CCGCTGGCATCATCTTTTTTTACAGGAATGCAGTTTGGTACAGTCTTACCATCTTTTTCTTTGGTACCAGCATATGCATATCCATCCCAGCATGGCCCCTGACCTTTTTCAACACAATACATGCATTTTTCTGTATCAGAAATATAATGATGATCATTGCCTAAATCGTCGCAACCACAAGTCATGCATTTACGTGCTTCAGACTTTTGAATTACATTTTCATTTTTTTTATTTTGAATAGGCAAAAATGCACCATTCCAAATTTCTTTTGCTATCTTGTTTTCTCTTTCAACAATAGCACGTGACCAAGAATATCCTGCATCCCCGCCCCATGCATACCACATTACTTTACCATGTGATGGCTTGTCCCATTCTTTTCCTTGCTTATCAACTTCATGACGAGAAAAGAAAGAGTACATACGCTTTACAGTATCAAGAGACAATGATTCACCATTTACAATTTGATGTGCACGTGTCCAGCCAACATTAGTTCCAGCACCATTTGCCTTGCCTTCTTCTTTCCATTTAATAGCTTTTGCTGCTGCTGATTTCATTCCTGCAGTTGGCTTGTATCCACCATCTGCTTTTACAATTGGTTCTGTCACTGCTAACGCCTCCAATGCCGCTTTTGCGTCTTCTTCTTTAAAGAAACAACCTATTGATTGTCCTGATCCTACTTTAATTACTGACCATCCGTGTTGGCAATCTGGAGTATTGAATTCAATCTTCCAGCCTACCCCGCCACTTATGCGACCAGAATTTGCTGATGAATCTCCATTAATTGTACCACGTTCTTTTTTAACGTCCTCAACATTAGCATAAAGAGCAGCAATCTGTTCTTGTGCTCTTTTTTTAGATGGATGAGTTCCTACAACTTTGCCAGTATTAGTAGCAATTACTGCGTACTGATCTCCAACTTGCTTGATGTTATATGGCATTTTTATCCTACGTTATAAATTGTTAGATTAGCACTTGGTGATGCTGGTCTTGTTGGATTTGTTCCTGCTGCTGTAGCAACTAATGACATTCCCGCTGCACCTGACCACCAGTGAAATTGAATATAATCTCCTGCAGCGACAGTAATTGGTGATTCAATATTTGCTAGTACTTGTGAATTTTGAGCACTTGTAGTTGTAAATGTAAAAGAAGATGCTGGTACATTTACTCCATTTTTAGAAAACCAAGTTGTAATATTATAATTAGATGCTCCACCAGTAAAGTTAAACTGACCTAAAAAATTAAGATTATACGTGCCTGGATTTGCAAAAACAATTTTGCTTGCATCCCCACTATTAATTGACATACCTTTTGATAAATTTGTTATATCCCAAGATATAACATTATCTGATGTAGTACCGCCAGATGACATATTTGTTGAACGTGCAAAGTTTCCGTAATAAAGAATTTGAGCGGGAACTGTTGAAACATTAATACTCATATTAAACCTCCGCTGCAAATACTGCTACATTTGGTGTACCAGATGCTGCAATTGCACATAGATTGTCTGATGGAAGCAAGTCTACAGAATAGACTTGTCCAGGTAACAAATAAAAACCATAAGATGCAGATGTAACTGCAGAGGATCCTAGATAAATTGATATTGCTGTATCTAAATTTTGAATTGAATATGAAACTTTAGATTCATACGGTGCTTGATTTGCTTGCGGAATACTAACTGTTGTTGCTGTATTAGCATTAAGAGCTACTACTTGGTGATTGATTGCCATTTTTATTTCCTCCAGGTTTAATTATATCATTGATCTTACGAGACTTCATTTTATTTGGTGCGGGAACAACTTCTGCTGCGGGTAATGTACCATTCTTTCTAAACCTCATGGTCTCCCATAAAGCGTGGGGAAGGGTATGAATTCCATAATGTGTTCTGTGATGATTAGTGCATAGCACTTCTAGATTTCCTGGACTTTCCAGCCATTGTTGAAATTCTGTGTCATCTTTAAAATTAAGTCCAAAATAAGCTTCTATTTTGTGGATATCAGCATTGGGAATCTGACTAAATTCTACGTGTGTATGATGCAATTCTGGCTGTCCACCACATAAATCATCATTAATTACACATTTCCAAAGTCCCGCCTCTTTAATTTTCTTTTTAGCGGCAATAAAATATTTATAGTTTGGATCATGCTCACGTGGGTCATGTTCTGGAATATGTGCCAGAATATGTAGAGTCATATTTTGATCGTGTGCATCTGTCATGATAACTTAATTATACATTAAAAGGGGCTATAGGTAGATATTCCAGCACAGAATGACTCTGCCCTATCTCCCCGAACTCTTACACACGGGTACCTATATTTGTTATATGTAACTATACCATTCTAAGGTGTGCTACCTATAGCCTTGCTTCCCGCCGTGGATTCGGACCACGATTCTCGCCTCCAAAGGGCGATGTCCTGCCAGTTGGACGAACGGGAACTGGTGGAGCAGGTCAGACTTGAACTGACGATTACCGAATTATGAGTTCGGGGCTTTGACCAACTAAGCTACTGCTCCGTAGTCCAAGTAGGATTTGAACCTACAGCCGTCAGCATATAAGACTGATGCTCTAACCGTTGAGCTATTGGACCCTGATTTTTAATTTTCAGATCCTATAAGTTTGTTTTGAATTAACTTATCTCGCTCATCGGTAATTTCATATGCAAAATCTTTTAATGCTTCTTCATGTTTTGTGTAATGATGACCACAGAATAAAAGTTCTCCAGTAACACCTTTAACCAACACTAATGCTTCAGCAGAGCAAACATCACAACGATTAGTAGGGCCAAGTATATATTTTTTTTCAACAATAACTTCTTCTGTTTTCTCTGCCATCATATTCATAATTATACTCTCTCTACTAGTTGGTTAATAATTGGCTGGGGTGGTAGGACTCGGACCTACGACATTCCGATTAACAGTCGGACGCTCTGCCAGCTGAGCTACACCCCACTGTTGGTATTATTCTACCAAACCGTTATTTGCTTTGTCAATCATCTTAAGCAAATCTTCTGGACCCTGGATCATTCTGCGTTGTGCTTCATACTTTCCAAGTTCAATCATTTCTTCTGCAATAGTATGCATCATATCATAAAGTCCACTGGCATATCGCTTATCTGCTGGATTTGCATGACGAATTTCTTTTCTCATATTTGATGATGATTGTGCAAAATATTCACACAATGAAGTTAAACTAATATAAATATCATCTTCATCTTCAATGGTTTTAATTGTTCCATTTGCTAACATTGTTATCCTTTGTTTGTTGTTGTAGCGTTATTCTACTATAGTATTTTGAAGTTGTCAACTATATCTTTGTATTCACTATCGTCATCATCAAAGAAGTCTCTAATGTCTACTGGCATTACTTTCTTTTCTGGCATACGAATTGTGTTCTTTAATCTTTCTTCTGATTCCCGCCTTAACTGTTCAATCTCTCCAGCAAATACTCCAGAATAGTTATAAATCTCTACTTCTCTGTCAGCATCTGGTGGAGTTAATGCTATTGCATTATATACTGCACCGCAAACTGCGTCAGAAAGGTCTTTAGAACCTTTTCTAGGGTGGTCTACCTTGTCTTTAACGATGCGTAGTTGCAACAATTCATCAATCAATAATTGTATATTTGGTCCATGCAATCTTTCTTCAGTTAAAACCAATGACATATCTTCATAGTGTTTTTTAGCTACTGAAAGAATCTCTGTTTTAATTCCATGTACGCCAAGTTGTTGCATCATATCGTGAGAATTCCAACGGTCAAATGTAACAAGTTTAAGATTAAATTCACGATCCCGCACACTTGTTATATAATCTTTAACTTCTGTAAAATCAACAGACTTTGATGCAGTAGGTGTCCAATATCTTACAGCATCAACTACAATTCTTGGAGCTGCTTCTTTGTATTTATCACCGATCTTCATTGTAACCCATCCATCAACGTGTGTCAATGCTACAGCACAATGGTCATGCTTTTGTGCCAAGTCAACGTGCATAAAATAAGTTTTTTCTGGATCTGGCAAAAATTTGTCATCAAATCTTCCGTATGAATCTACGTTTAATTTAGGATTACTAAAAGCTTTTTCAATCACAGCACGACTCTTAAAGAACGCATCAGTTGCTTCTGGTGGCATACATGCAAAACGCATCAATGCATCCATTGGATCAGTAAAGAATGCTTCTGTAAAATCTTCAATTTTTCTTGTTGGATTAATTTCCCAAGTAGGTCTTTTTAATGCAAATACCCTAGGCATCTTATAAGATACGATGTGGTCTTCTTCCCACTCAAGCTCAAATTCATTTCCTTCAGTGCCATCTGGTAAGTCCGCATCAACTTTAAACTTATGATGCCTAAGAACAACTTCTTTTTCTGCAATAGATTCATTATACTTTTGTTGGATATAGTCATTCTTAAAACGTGGGAATGAAAGCAATATAACTTTACCAAAGTCTGGAAAACGAGAAGTTACAGATCCTTTATACATCTTATAAATAGATGATGCAGTTTTTGCTTGTGCATGTCCAGTTGTGGATTCAAGTTCAAAACCTGAAATCTCATCAAGAATAACAACAAGAACGTTATATCCTTCCCAAGCTTCTGATTCTGAGTGACCTGAGTGAACTGTTACACCTTTATCAAATTCAACCATGTTTGCTTTAGCAACATATCTTCCTTGGAACCA